GAATTCGAAGCAACCCTCGTCCGTCTTGACAGACACGCGAGTGTCGCGAGCGATGCGGTAGAGACGGTTGCCCATCGGCGTGACCGCAAGCGCGAAGCCGTCGATGGTGATGGAGTTTACCTTCATCTACCAGTCCTTTCATCAAGCTGCGCTCCGAACACGGAGAGCCGCGTGTCAATGCGGTACAGCACGTCCTTGATGCTCTTCAGGTCATTGCGCAAGTCGTCCTTGTCTTTCTCGACAACTTGGACTCTGTACTCCATCAATTCGAATCTAGCCTTTCCGTCGGCATACACCCCGATAGACCCGCCGATGGCGACGAGGTACGGGGCTATTAGCTTAACAAGGTCTTTGAGCGATAGTTTCATAGTATTCCGTTTTGCCCGCTCAGTCATCTTTTACAAACAAATTTCCAAAGAACAAATTACAAGTTCACCTACAACGCCATTTTCTCCATTAGTAATCGTCATGCCAAAGAACAAGTCGTTAAAATAGCACAAAGCTTCCCATTCATCGTAGACTGGCATTGGAGTTTGCTTGCAAGTCTTGTTAATAAGGTCAATTACCGCTAAATGACAGTTAGAGTCATACCCAGTAATTTCGTAAATTTTGTTGCCGACAACGCAACCGGACTGCGGGTCGCCTCGATTTGTCCAATCAGCAAGCGTGTAGGAGTCTTCCAAGTCGGAACTTGTCAGCGTTACGTTTCCATCGGATAGTTGCGGGAAAGTGTCATAGACGAAAACCTTGTCATTATACCACGCCACAAGTTTTCCGTCCCATTTCTTAACATCCGCGATTGCCCCAATTCCAGCGGTGTAGTCAAGGGTTATCGTTTGCACAAGAGTTAAACTGCAAGACCCTTCACTATCAAGCGACCCAACAATTCTCAACACATTGATAGTCGGGCTTGTCGAAGCGTCGCCAATTATACCACCAACGTAAAGAAGCGGGTAAGAATCCCCAGCATCATATTTTTCAGAACCGAAGAAAGCGAAATTAGCATGGACAGCACCACCAACATAAAGAGTTTTAGTGAATCCCGCAAACTTGCTATTATACAGGTCGCCAATTCCAATAAGGTAAGTTCCAGGTGCAGAATGCACAACAATAATTTTTCCATCCGGCGCAACACAAAAACCGTTTGCGGCTGTGCGGTTGCCAGGATTCCTTACAATTGGGCGAGCCTTGATATAAGTCGATGGGTGCGACTTCATCGAAGACGGAAAATCACTCGCTGAAACACCTTCGGTCAAGCCGCTAGAACGAAGGTCTATCGCGTTGTAATTCAATACAGAATAATCCGTCAGTTTGTCTTCTTTGGAAACCAAAGCCATTTCAATTGAACGAATTTCGCCGGAAATATTTTTAGACTCTTCCGATTTAGTTTGTTCTATTTCAATTTCAAAATCTAGTGTTGTGCCTACATCATTACGAACAAAAATAAATAACGATTTGGTAGAAGATGGGGAAACATATTCAAGCGTCGCTCCCAAGTAAGATTGAACTTGGGTCTTATTCAACGTGATGAAAGTAGTTCTTGGCGAACTATCATCCGTAACAACTTCATAATAGCCGATGGCAAAAGCCGTGTTATATTGTCCCAATGCCGTTGCGGAGTAACTATCGGGCATTTTCACCTTTAATTTCGCAACGCCGTAAACAGGCCACTGCACGACGGTTTCAGTAGTACCTTGACCAACAAAGGACAAATTAAAATTACGGATAACTCGATTAGCTTCGGTTTTGATTTTGTTAATAAGCAAAGTTTCAACGGAAAAAACAAAGTCAGCAACTTCTCCGCTATCACCTCGCATACACACATAGTAATCAGTATATCCTACGGGCAATTCAAAAGTCTGTCCTACCTTACCCGCAAGTTGAGAGGCGTTGGCCGTTACAACATCATGAGCAACACCATCGCCATCTACATAGCCGCAAGTGAAGACATACATATAAGGTATATTTTCAACGCTCCACGCGCTAGGTGTGCTTAAATAAACCTTCGTATTACCATCAGTATAAATATCGTGCTTTACAATATTGCCTGGAGTCCCGGACACGGACACACCAGTAAGAGATACTTTAATAGTTTCCAAGATTCTATTAGCAACAAAACCAGAAGGTAAGACAATGAACTTGTTTGCATCCCAAGGGCCTTGATACACCTCTTTAGCAATGTACAACACGCTATTGTACATGTATGGCTGCCCCGCAATGGTTGTCGTTGAGTTCGGAATAAACGCTGGAGCCACGTTGCCAGCGAGTGCGTTCTGTGCGGTCAGCTGGAGCAGCGTGTCCTTGGACATCTTGCGGGGGCCATTAGTCTCGCTGTCAACAAGGATGCAGCCGTCTGCGTGGAACTCCGTCACCTCGTCCAAGAGGTGAACGTTGCCAAGCGCAACGGCACTCGGGTCGAGCGTCACCTCGTCGATCTTCTCCTGCATGTCGTCCTTGGCCTTGTCGATGGCCTTGGCCACGGCGTCGGAGGTGACGGGGTTGAAGGAGCCTTCTTCGGGAACCTGGTCAAATACAAGTTCTCCAACCATCTGCGACTTGAAATCGCCGCCCTTGATAGTCTTTCTAATCATTTTGCAATTCCTTTTGGTTTAAACCTTTTCTCTATACTACCCGCAACATCGGACAAGTGTACCAGTTCGCCCACCTTGTAGCCTAGTGCCTTACATTGATAAACTACACATGAGGGCTAGAATTTAGCCCTTAATTGTTCCCCTAGTCGTTTTCAAACAAGTCGGTATTGCAAGTTACCGTGCCAAAAGCAAAAAACGCTCCAGTTGACGATAGTCTTTCATATCCAATATCTACATGGACGATTAACTCCTTGTAGCTTATGCCGTTATAAAGTCGTATTTCCGAAGACAGCCTACCTCGCACCGTCTGCGACGTTGTAATCTGTTTTTCGAAAATTGACGACACGCTTTGACCCGTTGTCCCTAATTCGTTTTCTTCATAAAGTTCTTCTGTATTTGTATTCCCTGCCACGGTGAAAGTATGTGTGGTATGTACGATTGATTTGCCATTTTTTGTTTGCGTGTCCGGTGCTATAATCCATTCGTTATAATCTGCACTTTCGCCACGCCACGGCAATCTGTACGATATTTTTCCGCTGAGGTAAGAAATGCCAAACCTCAAGAACTTTATGCTTGCATAGGTATTTTCAAAAGCCAAGGTTTTTGAAATATCCGAACCATTGAATATGACATTGAATGAATGGGAAAAGCTGTTTATCGCGCTTACAAACGAGCCAAGCCTGCTCGTGAGTCCGTTAAGCATAGTTTGTTCATACGCACTAATACCGCTAGATGAATAATTCCCGTTGCCGTCAATAACCGCAAGGTTTCCGCTGCCGGAAGAAGCCTTTTTCGCTACGTTTGAACATTCCTTGAGTTCGCCACTCGCATCAACGTATACGGGAGTTTCGGAGTCGCCGATTTCGGATGTGGTAGTTTCGTAAGGCACACGTACAACCTTCATTACCTTGTCTTCACGAGTGCTTCCGTTGTCTACGAGAATCTTGAAGATGTTAAACGGGCTAGATGCACCGCCCGTTGAAGGTTCAAGCGTAATAACGCAATAGTTTGCCCCTTCTCCGCTGACCGAGAAACGATACCATTGGTTATTCGGAATCGTAACGTTACCGAACACGTAAGGCTGTCCGCCGTAAGCGTTCCCTTTCAAAAGGAACGTACCAGCCTTGAATAAAGAGCTGACAATCTGCGAAATTGGTAGTGTGTCAACTTGTCCTAAAGAAACTTTTTCAAGTTCAGCAGCAGAACCGCTGACGTTTATTCCGTACTTACCGCCCGAATACGGCAGCGAGTTTTGTTTTTTGTTCCAAGTGTACTTATCGCCCGTAGTGACTAAAGATACGGCTGTACCGCCAGATGCTTCGGGCTTGGATTCGTATGTTGTGTCGGTTACGTTTATCTCGGTATCGGTTGATTGGTTTGCGCTGAACGTTCCCTTGCTCGTTCCGTTCTGCTTGATTGTCAATGTTCCATTGTTTACTGTCGGAATCGTCGGCTTATCGCTCAAGTCGTTGTACGACCCGCTGAACGCAACGGCCTTGAGGTCGCCGAACCACTTGGCAATCTTTCCGAATATAACGAACAGCTTCTCGCCCGTGGATATGTTCGTGCGCGTACCCGAAGCCGTGAAGGCCGCCGTAACATTGGAGCCGTCGCCAGTCTTCGTGAGAAGGTTACCGAGAATCGTGGATGTAATGCCCGAATCAATCGCCGCCTGCTGCGCCGGCGTAAATACAGGGATGCTGATGGCGTATTCTTGTACCCATGCCACGGACGAGACGCTCACGGTCGCACTCCAGCGTTCCGCCGTGCCTACTCCCTGCACGTAGGCGTAGTCCTTGTCGGCAATATCCACTCCGCCGTAAGGGGTGTAACTTGGCAAGTCCGATGAATCCGTGAACGGGTCGCCGTTGTCCGTAATCAATTTGCCGCCGAGGTTCTGCAACATTCCGTTGACAAAATCCACAACCGCCTTGATGGTCGGGTAGTACGTGTTGCTGCTCTCATAGCCGGTAAGGGTCGTCTTCTTGTTTTCCAGCTTCTCGCACGTATCCACGGCCTCGTTGATCGCGCTAGTCCAGTCCGGGAACGCGATGTCGTCGAATTCTGGGGTAATTACCCCGTCCGAGTCCTGCGAGATTCCGACGATCGTCTTCGTCGTGCCGCCGGAAACTCTTACAGGAGTCTGCCTGTCCTTCTTGCCGTTGAGCGCGTTCGCGACTCCGTTCACGGCCATGGTGAGGGTCGCGATGGCGTTCTTGATGGTTGCCGCGAGACTTACGACAAAATGCTTCACGCCGCCCTCGGTGTTCTCGTCGACGTCGATTTCTCCGACCTTACCTTCCACGCTCACGGGTGTGCCGGAGCCGCCACCACTTCCGCCCCGCGCCTTGTAGTTGCTTACCGTCCACATAAGGCCGCCGAGGCGATTGTACACCTCAATGCGGTATGTCTTCGTATCGTCAACGATCACGACGGCGCGCCCGTAACTATCGAGTACGATGTCAGCTTCGTTCAATGTCCCGTCGAAATTCTTGTACGTTGTCGCCCTGTCGTCAGTCCCGTTGAGAAAGACGCGGAGAAATCCGCTGACTTCGTTCACGCCGCCGATGCTCTGGAATTGCTTGTTAGGGTCAAAAAGGTATTGCAAGGCCATGATTCGTTCCCCTTACATAAGGATGATTGGCTTGTTCGGGTTGGATGCGGAATAGTAGCGGAGCGAGAAGAAGTCGTTGTACTGCTCATGCGCGTTCCATGTCGTAAGCTGCACGCTGTGGACTATGTGTCGTCCTATTTTGTTCTCTGTGCTGATGCCTTCGCCGAGGTTGTCCGTGAGAGAGTATTCCTGCGTCCACTTCCCGAAGTCGATGGACGTGAGCGCGGTGCGCTGGCTCGCGGTCGGGAATGCGCGCAGTTCAACCGGCGAAACGTAGCCGCTGTTCGAAAGGTCGGTGTCGTATGCGGTTTCCGCCGTCCAGTCGTTCGAGAAGGATACCTGGGCGGAGTCAGCAGGGCATTCGCCGCCGTTACCGGAGTATACGATGCCAGTGAGGCGTCCCGCCTTGAAGAACAGGCTGCGGTTCGTCACGTTGGAATAGAACGGCGCGCGAATGCCGTAGGCGTTTCCGCTGAAAGTGTTGTTCACGATGCGGATAGATGGCTCGATGCTGTTCACAACGTCCGTCGCGTCCGCGAACTTCTGGAACGTAATAGGCACCGCGTTGTTTACCGTACAGCCTTCCATCGTGAAAGTCATATAGTACGAATTGCCGGACTTGTACGGGTATATTCCAAGCTGGCACGCGGTTACCGTGCAGTCCTTGAGAGAGAGTCTCTTGTGGATGATAGTGCAGTCGTGGAGGTGGCACTTCGTGAACGATGCGGGCTGCACGTCCGTCTCGTTGTCGTTCGATGCCGCCATGCCTACAGACCACTCGCAGTCGTAAAGGTTGACAAGTGGCGCGATGTCCCACGCCGTCGACTTCGCGAACTTGGAACGCTCCCCGAAAAGGTTCGAGAACGCCGAGCCGTCCGCGAGGTACATCTCGCAGCCGTGTACGTTCAACGTGGTGCCGGTGAACTTGACCGACTGCGCGCGGACATTGAACAGAGAGACGGAACCGCCAGCGAGGTCGCACAGCCCGTCGATGGTGGCGTCGTGTACCTCTTCGAGTACCGATGCAACCAGTCCAGAAATCCTGCGGCCTTCGATGTATAGCTTCTTGGACACGTTGAGCGAGTTCGCGATGTCGCATAGCCGAGCCTTGACGTATATGTCAGCGTTGCCGAAGTCCTTGAGCTCGATCACGTTCATCGGAGCGTTGCCGTTTACCGAGAGGAAGTCCACGAACGCGCCCGCGTAGGTGCCGGAGAAATTGATGAAATTGAACGAGGCCGCGCTGTACGTGGTCGTCCACAGGTTGTCATCCCAGCGTGCGCCCTGGAACTTGACCTTGTCCATCGTCGGGTTGAAGATTCCGCGCGCGCAGAAATTGCAGTTGCTGAACTTGAGATAGCCTTCCGCCGTGTACGTGGCATTAACGCGCATGTCGCCCTCTACCGTCTTGCCGGTAACGGCGCATGACGAGGAGATGGTCCTGTTCGCGATGAAGTCGCGGTCGATGACGAGCTTGTCAGCGTTGCAAGTCCAGAATGCAGAAAGCGAACGGAACCAAGAGAGCCGTGCCTCATGCTGTCGCGTGAAGTAGAAGTCGGCAATGTAATCCGCGCCGCCCTCGTCCGCTTCCATGCCGTCAAGGTGGAAGAATGCGTTCGGGAACTTCGCTCCACGGTCGAACTTGACCGTCTTCGTGGTCGTGAAGGTCGTGTTTGCCGCGTAGGTGCCTTGCACGAATCGTGGAATAGGAGAAGTGCAGAGAAGGTGGGAGCCCACCTGCTGCGGGTACGAAAGGAAGCTGGAAATATTGGTCTCGTTGCTTCCAGGGAACACGCCGTATAGCGTACTCGGAATGGAGTCGCAATCCCAAAGGAGAATCCAGCGGCCCGAATCGGAATTGTTGGATGCGATAACGTATCCGCCGTCAGGATTGTTGTTCGCATTCCCGTCCCAAAGGTAGAAGCGTGCGGGGCTGTCGCCCTTTTCGTAATACCCCGTAACGAGAACCACTCCGGAATCCGTGTTTGCATCCTCAAGGTCTGCAATCGTTTCAACGTTCGTCACGGATTCGCCAACAGGAATTTCAAAACCTACTTCGAAATTGTCAAACGGTTCAAAATCCTCGTCCGGAGAATCCGGCGTCATGTGTCCGGTCTCGCCGATGTATTGCTGAATGTAAACGTCGATGATTGCCGCGTCAAAGAACACGGTATCGTCAAGGCGCCCAGCATTGTTGAGAAGTTGTGGATTCTGTGATTCCACGAATGCGTCGCCCTGCATGGAATAAACCGTCGCTTTGACGTCGCTGTCGTGTATATAGAAAGTGACACGCCCCACGAGTGGCATGCCGTCAAGTCCTACGATGCTCTGCGGGTTGAATCCAATCTTCATACCTTAATTTTCCCATCCTGGCATTGTGAACGTTTTTGCGATTTCTGCCGCGCTCTTGACCTTCTGCGTTTCTAGCTGCACGGCCTTCTGTTCAAGGTCAAGCTGCGCCTTGTCGGCTTCGGCTGCGGCCTTTACCGCATCTCCACCGGCTTGCAGTTGCGACTGAAGGGCCATCTCTTCCATCTTGAATTCGTGGCTCATCTTCATCTTGAGAATGTCGGCCTCGATGCTCTTTTCCATCTCTGCGCTGGACTTCTGGTAAGTTTCAACCTGTGCCGTGAGCTGGAGGATTTCGGCGTCCTTCTGTTCAATTGCTGCCTTCATCTGTTCGATGGTCTGCTGCATTTCGGCTTCCATCGGGGTCGGCTGCGGTGCGGCATTGAGTTCGGCGTAGAGCTGTGCGAGGATTTCGTTGTCCGGATGAGTGCGGAGGATTGCGTTGGTGATGAATCTCTTCTGGTTAGGTTCAACCACCGGCATGAGCGCAGTCAGTTCCTGACGAGCGATCTGCAATTCCATGTAGTTTTCTGGTCCCTGCGTCACCTGTACGTTTACACCTTCGTAGCCTAGCAAAGCGAGAACCGTGTCGCCGATAGCCTTGAAGGTCGTGCGGAGATGTGCGAAATAGTGGCGCACGTTGTTCTGGAACACCTTTGCCGTGTACATGGCAGCGGTCGCAGTTACATCCGTTTCGACGTCGGCGAGACCCTTGGAGTCAACGCCCGTGATGGACGGAAGCATACCGAGCGTACCCTGCACGATGCCCTGAACGTCCGCAAACTGGACCGTATTGTCAAGCCTTTTAGGCATGTCAAGGACGGTCTTCTTGTCATTTGCAAGCCTGTTTGCCGGAACAATCGGGTTGATTCCCGTTCCCGCGTTCTTGTAATAATTATCAAGGTCCTTGAAACTTTCGGCATAGCCTTGCCATTGCGGTTTCGGAGAAAGAGTAAGTCGTTCGCCCAGTTGCGTGAAGCTGTAGTTCACGATGCGCTGCACGTCTTCCGCCTTCGACACAAGGCCGGTGTATGTAGCCTTTCCGTCATCATCCCACGTATCCTCACCCCAAACGGGGAAAATCGGGATTCTGTGGATAGGGATTACGGTTTCTTTTTTAACTTCTTCACCATTCTCGTCGATATACGTGTCCGAGACTTCCTTGTCGTTCACGAACGTGTATACATGGCATCCGTCAGTATCGAGTACATAGTACGTGATGATAGGCACGAGTTCGGCGCATCCGGCGTCCGCGACAATCATCATCGCGTCTTCGCGTGGGAGGTATTGTTCACCCATGTGTACGCGAATCCATTCTCGTGAATGATAATCAATCAAGGCCCCTTCCATCGCATCACTTCCATCCAACTCTACGCTATCAGGATCAAGTACGACTCGCTTCAAGTCCTTGACGGAGTAGATGACGGGAACTTCGTTTCCGGAAGGGTCAGTATCCGAACCGAGGGCCATCACGCCGAGGCCAAAAGCCACCTGGTTGGTAACTGATTCCTCCGAGGCGAACCTGTTGGAATCCTTCTCAAAGAACTTGTCTATTGCGCCGTCAATATCTAATTCTCCGGTAAACCACGTAAACGGGAAAGCGGAGTAAGAATTCGCTACGGAGTGGACCTGGTTGGACAGCACGTTGATGGTGATTCTGTTACGTGCGCGGGATATAAACTTGTCATCACGCTTGTTCCATTGCTTTCCGGAAAGCATCTTCTTGTTTTCTTCGATGCGGTCATAGAGGCCGGAGAACTTCGCCTTCGACCTGGACTGGAACTTCTTGAACTTATTGAGGATTTCTTGAGACATTTTTCACCTCTATACTACCCGCTAGTTGTCTTCTGTTCCGATTTCCCAAACTGGTATTGCAGCTTCAGTTCCGGAAAGAAGGCGGTGGCCCTTCTCGATAAGCCAGAGTTTGAAATCGTCCGGATTCTTCGAGTAACCAAACTTCACGATGTCGGGATTCTTCTTGATTGCTTCAAGGTATTCCTTATCGCGTCCGGTCAAATCTTCGGAGACCTTGATTTCGTCAATACGCTTTCCGATGCGTTCCTTCTTGAAGCCCTTCTTTTCGTCTTCGCGGATATTTTCAAGAACCTTTGAAGGGTCTACGCCAGGCAACCCAGCTGCTGCAATTGCAGCACCGATTTTGGCATCTCTGTCGCTTCCGTAGCGGTTGACTAATACCGTAGGCGCGGCCTGTTCTGCGATGTCAAGGATTTTCCCCATTTTCGTAGTAGGAGCAGGGAGACCTCTCTGCACCCTGCTTGTGCCGAAACCCTGTTCGCCAAGACCGGAAAGCATCTGTCGTACTTTGCTCTGTGCGCTGCTAGTGCCTCCCGAACTTCTGTTCAGTTCGCCGGAGCCGACCCTTGCCGCGTTTCCGAGCAATCTCGCAAGAGAATAGTTGACGCCGAGGTTGGTCGCCGTACCCATGAGCGCATCGCCAACGGAGTATTCTTGGCGGTCTACGTTCGGGTCTTCTTCTCCACGCATTACAGCGTCCACGGCCTCGCCGGAGAACGGAGCGACAGCGTTACCGAGGACGTTAGAAACGACCTTGTTCGAAGCCTTCTTCGAAAGCCATCCGCCGACCTTTGGGGCGTACCCGATAATCTTTGATACTCCCTGCATGTATCTTGCACCAGGAACGGCCATCAGGCCAGTTTCGAGAGCGTCCCCAACGTAGTCCTTTACGCTAGGGTCGCGGCCTTCCATATAGGCTTCATACTGTCTCGGCGTGAAGAACTTCGCGTCCTTCGCCCATGCGTACTGAAGAGGGTTCTTGACTTCGCCGTTTTCGTCCATCCCGTTAAGCGCGAGGATTCGCTTTGCCTTGATGTCCTCGTTCATCTTGTCGATAGTTGCGGATTGCCAAACCTTTTTAATCGTATTCCAGCCGCGCTCTCCGAGTGCAGGATTTTCAACAACCGTCTTTTTCCATTCAGCAGACTTCTTCGGAAAGTCCTCGATGAACTTCTGTTCCGCCGTCCTTCCGTCAGGCATATTCTTCGGGTCGCCCTTGATTCCAAGAACCCCTTCAATAAAATCAAATGTAGGAACGTCCGTTTCAGCACGTTCCACTTGTTTCTTGAACCATTCTGGAGCATCATCTCCTACGGCATCAATGACTCGATTTCTGTAGTACGATTCAGTAGCCCCGCCAGCCGTATCAGCTGCCGCAGCGATATTTTCCGGAACAGGAAGATTTTGTCCATATCTTGCGTTGAGGATTTCGCGAACGCTTCTGTTAATTTCAGCCATATTTAAATCCTCTTGAGTTCACCCGTTTTCGGGTCATAGGTGAAACGCTTCTTGAACTCCTCGTACTCTTCACGGGAGAGCTTTGCGATTTCTTCAGCCACATTTACGGAATTCACAACGCTATTGAACCAATTTTCCCACCTTGCGTTTTTCGCTTTGGCCTTGGCTTTTGCTTCTTTGGTTTTACCCTTGTATTGCTCCACAAGAGGCTGGAGGTCCTTGGAGAGTTCTCCGTTCGGATTCTTGGCGATATAGTCTTCCATATCCTTGATGTCATCATCCGACAAGTCGTCGTTACGCCACTTTGTGTACATGCTATTCCCCCATTCAAGGAGATTTAAACGTCCCTTGTCTTTGTTGGATACACCATCGGCAATTTCGCTGTTCAGTCTATACCATTCATCAGGCAATTCAATTCCAGCCGCATCTGCATCTCTTTTGGCCTTGTCGAGCATTACGCGAATGTTAGCGATACGCGCCTCGCGGGTCTCGTCTGCGGTATTGTCAAGCCCGAAAGCAAGTTTCTTTGCTTCGTCGATGCTGTTCCAGATTCCGGCTTCTCCGGCCTTCCTAGCACCAGATGCGCCCAGCTGCATGGAATAGGCGTTCTGCACCATCGCATTGTATGTTCCCATGTCACCGGCTTCCGCACGCTTTGCAGCGACATCTACCATGCCGGAAGATATTCCAGGATTCTCTCGGTCAAACTTCTCGATCTGTAAGTCAATTTCCGCAAGCTGTCTTTCAAGGTCTGCGAGTTCTTTGCGTTCTGCTTCAAAAGGTTGCACCGAAACGGGAGTTCCAAGATTACCGCCAGCAGCGGCAACCGATGCGTCGTATGCGGCCTGTCCTCCCATGTTGACAGGCTGTGCGTTCTGTTGATTTCTCCAGCGGAATTCCATAAAGTCTCCTTATCTATCCATGATTCCGGTCATAGTGAGCCCTTCCGAACCATCCAAAGTTCGGATTTATTGTCCTTGACCCGTCCTTATTCTTTTTGCCTTCCCTACCCGCGACAGCCCTTCCTATTGACGGGGCCGTAAGCAGCTCCTTTGCAACTTCCGAGGATTCGCGAGGATTGCTTCCGCCGAGGTACGTGTACCACTTGCCGCCACCACGGAACTGAACCGCGATCTTGTTGTTAGGCAAGATTTTAACGCCGGAAACGGCAGAAGAACCAGGCGTAAAGTCTACACGTGGCTGAACATCTTCTCCAGGCCACCAGCTATCCAAAGACCTTTCCCCTGCAGGGCCACCCGTTGCAAGAGCCTTGTTGTGTTCTTCAAGACTCTGCGAAAGTGCGCCCTTCGACGCGAGTTCGCGATTTAAAGAGCTGTTTTCATACGGGGTGTCGCCACCGACATAAATCATCGGATAGTTAAAATCACTAGTAAGCCCTGGATACGTGAAAGCCGCGCCGGGGAGTTTCTTCCCTGCGGACGCGGAAAGCACCTTCGACATCTTGCCGCCGGTGAACATTCCGACACCAGGCAAAAGAGACATGGCAAGACGAGGGAGTGCGTCAAGTATCATCTTCCACGATACGGACATTACATTCCAATCCTCTTCTTGAGCGCTTCAATCTGTGCCGCAATCTGTTCGCGCTGCTGCACTAGCCTTGCGCGTTCATCGGCTTTCCCACGTATAAGACCAGCGGTGTCGCCGAAGAGTCGCTTCTGTCGTTCCTCTTCGTCAATTCTGCGCTGCCTGTCCTCGGCATTGATTCTGTCAAGTTCAGCGTTGCGGTTGCGTCTGTATTCTCGCTCGTCCTTCTCGATCTGCGCCCTCTTCACTTGCGTGATGGCGTCACCGATTGCACCGATGTTTTCACCGAGGCGTTCACGTTCGGTGACTGTCTTCGGAGGAGCGATGTTCACACCTTTCCATCTAAATCCAACGTTCATCGGCATATAAATTCCTCCTTATGCCAGGAAAGCACCGGCAATCTTTGCAGCGCCGCCGATGATGTCGCCAATCCCGTTCGTTCGGCTTGCGTTGAGGTTCGCCTTGTTCTGTGCGATGTCGCTCATGACTTCAAGGTTGGCGTTGTTCTGGTTCGCCATGTTGCCGTAGTAGTTCCCGATAGCGTCGGAAAGTGCCGTGCGGTCGTTCCCGTAAAGGGAGGCGACGGAGCCGAGGTTGTTGATTTTCTGCTGTCCGGTCTGCCATTCCTGCAGCTGCTGGTTGCGTTCCTGCATCATGCGGTCGTATGCGGACTTCCATTCTTCGCTTGCGAGGGCTTGTTGCTTCGCTGCAACCTTGTCCAGATAGTTGGAAGAGAACCTGTTGCCGCCCGACGCGCTCGCATTGTTGATTGCACCCATGGCTGCTGCCACGCGCTGGTTCGCTGCAGGGTCCATGAATTCGTTCACGTTGCCCTGGTAATCAAAATCCTTGCGCTGCGATATGGCTTCTACAAGGTTGTTTACGGCGTCGTTGTACTTTGCGGCATTGTCGCCGTACATTCCCTGCATCTGTCCGTAGTAATCGCCATAGAGTGCGTTGTTCTTCGCGGCAATATCGTCTGCGTAAGCCTTGATTTCGTCAAGGCTTGCAATACCCTGGTTCACGGCCTTGTTGTTGGAAGTGCCGAGAAGGTCGCCGAGAGTGTCAAGAATTCCCATTTACTTTTCCTCCGGTTCTTCCTTTTCTTCTTTCTTCTTTTTCGGCTTATTCATCTCTTCTTCGGCCTTGTCGAGTTCCATGTTGTCCACGAAATTCTCAATGGCGTCCTTGAGCTTCTTCAAGCCTTCAACCATTTTCATCTTTTCATCTTGCATTGTTGTCTCCTATAGTGCCGAACATGATGACCTGCACAACGGACTTTTCCGGCAACGTGAAATTCCTGTCTTTTGCCTTTACTACTATACTACCCGAATGCTCCGAGTTCGCCCACGAAAGGAGACTCGTTCTCGGAGGAGTCACGGGGAGAATATTGGGCCCCGCGTCCAGAGTGGCCGTCATCGCCACCATGAACGGGGTCTTGACGACGTGCCATTCGCGCTCGTCGTACTCGTTCCAAATCCCGCAGAGGACACCCCATACATCCTCCTTGGTGCTGTTCATATTGATGAGTGCGTTACGCATCCTAGATCATCCTCGCTGTTGCTTCCGCCCTGATGGAGCAGGAGTTCAGAATCAGTTCCGTCGGGTGGGAGTATGTCAACCGGATTACGCACTTGCGGCACATTCCGAGGTTGAGGAAACGGACTCGGTGCGAATAGTCGCCGGTCCGGCCGAGCGAAGACGAGCGCACGTTCCCGAATGTGTTGCCGCCGTCCTTGGAGACTTCCAAAAGAAGCATCGGCTTGAGTTCGTAATCGTCCCACGAGCCTACGTTGCATTCGATGGCGATTTCCTCGAAGATGAAATTCTTGAGGTTGTCTACGATGACTGCGGTCTGCCTGTGGCGAATCATCGGAAGGCTGCTTCCGTCCGGATAGTCTTCTTTCCAGTAATTCCCGTCAAAGAGGCACATACAGCCGTCATTCGTGAACGTGTAGAACTTTTCGTTGAAATAGGCAACCGCGCCGGCACGCCATTGGGACTCGACTCCGCTCGTCTTGTTTCGGCTCGTGCGCTGGTGCCATCCGCCATCGAGCGTGTCGTACACCCAGGTCTCTCCGATGTTGTTCAGCTGGAGAACGAAGAAATTGTGGTCCGCGATGGAGTAGCAGAACCCGTATGCTGACTCGGTGGACTCCTGGAGCAGCTTGTGTTCCATCCAGTCTTCGGAGATTTTCTTGAACGTAGTGCCGGAAACCATCATCACGGCCTTGCCGTACTGCGCGCCCGAAGCCACGAAATAAACCACGGAGCCGGAAGACGCGACGGAATAGGGAGCCTCAAGCCCGAAGGAATTCTGCGCCGTGTAGCTTGTTCGAATCCAGTCTTCGAACTCCCCGCTGCCCCTCTGCCAGATTTCAACCGTTTTCGGGCCGTACACATAGAGAGTCGGGCCTACGGCATAGAGGGCGTTGATGTTGTCGCTTGAGCTTTCAGTGTTGAAATATTGCTGTACGTGGTAATCGTCCTCGAAAACGTGCAGGCGAGATTCCACCACCTCCGTCTTGACCGTCACCCCGTCGCCCTCGTATTCGGGCTTACCGTCCAATCCCATCTTGAACATGGTGCGTTCATCGTTGGCAAGCGGGTACGGGATGGAGTAATAACAGTAACCTGATCCGGAATCGTTCACGACGATGGACCCCGCAACCACGGCCACATGGGACGGAGTAATCGTGCCGCCCCTTGCCGTAATACGTTCGGGCAGCTGTATCTGTACGAGTTCGCCGCCTTCAAGAATGTCGTAGTAGTAAAGGTTCACGCCGTCGGCAACGAGAAGGAGCGCTCGCGGGCCTCCCGTCTCCGCGAAGGAGATACGCGAACCCGTGGGCGCCACGTTACCGATGAAAGTCCGGTTGCCGTATGCGTCAAATCGGTAGAGAGCGTTGCGGAACACCGCGAAAAGGTCTTCCTTGGAGTTCTGCGCCTCAAGCCCGATAGTGGAAACGTATGCGCCACGGCATCGCGTGTTTTCCGTAATGACGGAAAGGAGCTTCATTCCAGGAACGGATTCCATGTACTCGTCCGCCCCGTTCTTGGAATAGAACATGTTGCAGGACCATTGCGAACCCTGCATGGCCGGAAACTTCGCCTTATTGGAAGCGCCGACAAGAAACTGCGTTACCTTTGCCGTTGCCATGTTACAACCCCACTCCGCCGAGTCCGTTGTAGTAATCGTCCATGTAGCCACTAGAGCCGTTGTCGATGTTCGTCAGCGGACGGTTCACGAGCGTGTTCTTGTCGAAGGAGTCCTTCGCAGCCTTGAGGTCTTCCTTCGCCTGTTCGATGTACGAATAGAGCTTGTACCTCTTGCAGAGGCGCACTTCAAGTGCGTAAAGGATGAGGTTGTAGTAAAGGTCGGAAAGGTAGATGGTGTCGCCAAGTTTATACTTCGGAAGACGTGAATTCACGAACACCTTCAGCTCGACGGGGTTGCTTCCGTTGAGTTTCAGTACGCCGACAACGCGCTGTTTTCCGGACGGGGCCGTCTCCGTGTCTACCGTATAGCAATAGAGCTGCGGAAGGCTGAACGTGTTTGATGCCGCAAGGTCTTCTGGACTTGCCGGAGTCAGCCGAAGCCATCGGATGCCGACCTTCCTGCTCACTCCCTTCACGGAGTCGGGCGGTTCGGAGTCCACGCAGTTCGGCTGCTGTTCTTCGCCTTCCTCAAGTTTACGGAAAACGATTGAACCGGCAGAAACCCTGTCGTATTCCTTGACCGTGCAAGAAAGGAAGCCGTCCTGGTTGATGTCCGTGATGGCACGATTCAGGAGACCTTCTGCAACGGAGGCGAGTTCGCCGGATACGGCCTCGCCGTCTTCAACGAGGTTCACATCCTCGCACGCGCTCTGGATAAGTTCATTAACTGTCATATATTCCTCTCGTTTCTATACTACCCGCACGGAAAAAAGGCCGCAGGGAACAGGCCCTGCAGCCATGGGAGGAGAACTTCCCGCAAGCAACGACTTTAGTCGAGCTGGAGGTAAGTAGTTACGGATTCGCGGTGGTCCTGGATTTTCGCGAGGTACGGCATATCCAGTCGCACGAGCTTCACGCCGTTCTTGCCATCACCGAAAGCCATGAGCTTGATGGTGATGTTGCCTTCGGTGCCGACATCCTGCGTTTCGCTACCGGGCAGGGAGTCGAAGCGGTACTGGTCCCAGCCGAGGCAGGTTTCAGTACGGCACTGTCCGACTGCGTAGTGCTTGGAAGCGGTGAGGAGCGGGGTGAGCGTCAAGGTGAAGGTCGTGCCGACAGTTGCGGAAGCGATCGCGGCAGCACTCATCCAAGCGTTTGCGTTGTTGTAGCCCTTGCCGCTGGCGGTGATGCGGAGTTCCGGAATACCGTAGACGGTATTTGCGCCCTGCTTTTCGGAGGTCCAGAAGATGACGTAATCGTTGTCGGTTTCGATGCCGGAAGCGTTACGAATCTTCAAGCCGGACACCTTGTAGCAAGTGCCAGGAATCATCGTGCCGCTGTTCGGAGTGGCGGTCTTGATGGCGGTGATACCGATAATGTTGTTGGAAGCGTCCTTGACAACCGTGCCGGTGATGGTCGGAGCGGACGGCATACTCGTGGTGTCAACGATCGGAGTGTTGGCCACTTCAATCTGCTGTGCGCCGGAATACTTACCGAGATAAGCATCGCCGTAAATCTTCTTCATTTCTTCCGACGGAATGAACTTGCTCAAACCGGCTTCGGCGATGTCGCCCATGATGTCCGGATTCTGGAAGGAAAGGAACTTGCCGCCGACGCCGATCTTGCGGAGTGCGGAGGAAGACTTGGTCAGGAGACCGAAGCCGACGGAGGTGGCGACGACAGCCTGTGCGGAGCGGAACATGTTTTCGGCCATCACATCCTTCTGGGTGGTGAGGGCGATGTTGGTTGCACGCGGCTTTGCGATTTCGTCGGAGAAATCTTCAATGTTGGTGAGTTCGTCCCACAGGTCGACTTCAACAGAGCTGTTCTTGTTGTTGATGTAGGCGTCGATTTCCGGTTCGGAGATGGTGTCCGGATTTGCGACTATGCCGTCAACGACGGTGCCAGGGTCTGCAAGATATCCGGAGACCTTCTGGCCGTATTTCTTGCCCTTGATTTCTGCCTGGGAGAAGAAGGACTTGGAGCCCTTCACGTAAGCCATGTCGTCTTCGATCATGGCAGCGATGAGTTTGAGTTTCTTGTTGTTGGCGAAAGCCATAATATACCCCTACGGATAGCGGTTGTACTTGTTGACGAGTTTTCCGCGGCCCAACGGATTCAAAGAGCCATTGAAGACGCGGACTTTGTACAGCCTTCCGCACGGGCGAAAAAGGGATTTGCTGCCCTCACAGGAGATGGCCTTGCAATGCCATTCACTCCTATACTACCCGCAAAAAGCGCACCCCCTTCGGAGTGCGCCCATATTTTTCCGTTTTACGCTTTCCTATCGGTGACTGCGGATGAAGCTGACCATCGCGTCGTGGTCGCTGAAGATGTCCGGAGCGCTTCCGCCACCGGCCTGCTTGCCAGGCTTTCCGAGCTTCGGCATCGCAGCCTTGGTAGGAGCCGGAGGAGCATTGTTCAGCGGGATGGTCTGCTGTACACCTTCGGACTTGAGTTCCCTCTCGATCGCACGGAGTTCGTAATAGATGTCCATCTGGTTCATGTTGCTGTCGTTGAAGACCCTCTTGAACGTATCGGGATCGTCCAGCATCTTCTCGAACACCTTCGGGCCGTTAGTATTCTTCATGAGGTAGTCGGCAGCGACTGGACAGGCGTCAAGGATGTCTCCGAGTCCGTTCTTGTTCGCATACTGAATCTTGGAGAGGAACTTCTGCGCCCTTTCCTTCTCTTCCCCGAAAGACTTGTCGACATGGGAAAGCCAGTCCTTCTGCTGCTGCACGATTTCGGCCTCGGCCTCCTCGCGCTTCTTCGCGTCGGCAGCTTCCTTCTCGCGGCGTTCTGCTTCCTTCGCGTCACGTTCGGACATCATCTTGTCCACTCGCATCTGCGTGAGGTAGTCGATGTACTCCTCGTCAGTCTTGAACGCCATGCGGTCCTTTACGGGTTCCTGCGGAGTCATCCTCTTTTCAAGGTCTGCGAACCTCTTTTCAAGCTCTGCGTACTTCTTGTCGCGTTCGGCAAGTTCGTCGGCGTGCTTCTTCGCCTGTTTCTCCAGCTTGCGCTTGAAGGAGAATTCCGCACGGGAGAAACGGTCGTCCTCTTCCGTCTTGGGAGGCTGCTGCCCGTTTCCTTCTTCGTGCGGTGTGTCTTCCGGCTTTTCCGGTTCTTCCGCATGGGTAGTTTCCGCCGGAGTCTCGGTTTTAGGTTCTTCCGGCGTTTCCACCGGCGGAGTGGTTTCCGGCTGCTTTTCTTCAGCCTTCAGCTCTGCCATGAGTTCGTCTACTCGCGTTCCCATTGTCTTACCTTCCTTGTTGTGTTGTTTTGAATTTCCTTTCCGTTGATGTCGGCCACCCTTGCCGCAATGGAGTCCGTCGTAGATATGTCAAGCTGCGATTCCGTCAGTATCTCGCCCTTCATCTTTCGTCCCATGTAGTTCCTGCGGATATTCTTCAGCCTGTTCTGTGCCGTGGTCTCGAAAAACTTGATCATGGAATACGGCCTAGACGTGTCCACCTTTCCGGAAACGATGGCACGCAATTCCAGGCACACAAGTTCCGACTGGACATCGGGACTGAACATCACGGGAGCGAAACTGATGAAAGACGGTTCCTTCATAACCAGCTTCTTCGTAGCCATCTTTACGATTTCCATGATGACGAGTCCGAGAAGGTTGTCTACGTCCGGAGTTATCCTTCCCGACACCTTCAGCCTTACGGCCATAGCCAGCTCTTCGGCGTACAAGATAGCGTTGTCCATCAGTCCTCCCCCATCATGCTTTCCAGTTCCTCTTCCGTCACCCCCTGCACGTTCTCCACGTTCATCGTCGGGTCATCCACGGATGAGACCTCGACACACGAAAGCATACCGGCATCAAGGATGTCCGTAGACATCTTCAACACGGCACGCAGTTCTTCCTTCGGGGTGATAAGAAGACGTCCCTGGCTGTTCTTACGCCAAGCGAGGGCGCAAGCCTGTCTCTTCAGTTCCGGAGTCAGCGGGAAACCCTCTACGCATAGGCCGGACTTGACCATCGCCGTAAAGTTGAAAGCCATCTCCGCACGGATATTAACGAATTTTTCCCTGTTCTCGTCGGACGGGGACCTCGCGAACGGAATCTGTTCGCAAGGAATCTCGTACTTGAGGATGTTGAATTCGTAGTCGCTGAATGCCATGTCCATGTTCAGCTTCGTGATCGGGAGCCTCTTGTTGCTTTCCCTGATAAGCCTTACAGTCTCCTCGTGGTTGATTCCGTTCAGTTTCCACATCTCAAGCACCTGCTTCCCCCTGCGCTTGAAGAATGCGGTTGCGTCACGTTCAACGCCCTCGCCGCAGTCAAGACCGGCCATTACCGACGTATCCAATGACATCGCAGGATAGGCTGGGAAATCTTCCATGCGGATAAGCGCGGAAGCCATCGAACCGACGACAAGTTCGCCTTCTAGTTCCTGGCGTCTCATTTCCTCCGTTGCGATTCCGGAGAGCATCAGCTTGTACTGTTCGTCCGTGATGAAGACGTTGTCGCGTGTACGCGCACGGATGATTTCCCAGTCGCATTCCGGAGAGGTCATAAGCACGTTCCACATGGAATCCATTCTCGGCGTGGTCGCTCCGTAAATCTGCGGGTTCTTGACTTCGGGGCCACGCATACACGGCCCCCATACGGAAAGGATGTCAATCGGGGCAAGGAAAGCCTCGTCAAGGATCATCTTCGAAATGTTCGTATATCCACGGGAAGCGTCGACCGACTCGTAGGTCCCGAAATACACGTAGTGTCCGTTGTATCGCATCTGCATGGGAGCCTCGCGCCATTCGATAAGGTCGTAGACTCCCCACTCTGCAGCGAGTCGCTTTATTTCTGCGTAGAGCGTATCGTGTAGCGTGTCGTAACGCTGTCCGCCCACCATCACGTTCTGCCCCATGAATAGTGCCATCAGGATGAGGACGGCGAGGACATAGGACTTTCCGGCGCCACGCCCGCAGATAAGGATGGTCTTCCCCGCCTTCGAGGCGAGGAGCTTCATCTGGTGAGGCAATAGCTTTAGCTGTACCTTCACCCGACCTCCACGCCGGTTATCTCGATTTCTAGCTTTGAGTCAACCTTTCCGGAAAGTTCAACCTTCTGCTTTCTGTTTGCAGCATCCTCGGAGCTGTCGTTGTCGAAGCCCACCTTCTCGGCAACCTTCAGCAGAAGTTCAGCCTTTTTCCATTGCTTGTGGTCTATAGCGTCGAAAATTTCGGCAGGTACATTGTAGGATTTTGCAAGAATTATGAAATTACGTCGTTCTTCTGCCTGTATAGCCTTGTTGGTCGCAGCCTTCGCCCTTCCTTTAACGCGGTCTTCTTCCGTCAAGGTATGCGATTTTGAGCCGAAATTATCCAATTTCGACTTTTTAGCCTTTTTTTCGCATTTTTGCCTAGAATCTAGCCTAGAAGAAGCCATTTGAGCCTCACTTTGCCGAGATGTCCTGTCGGAGTTCCCATATTTCGCACAGAACGGCACGCAGGAGCGTGCAAACGCTCAATGGGTAGTCCTTGTATGGGTTGACCCTCTTTTCGGCCTGTGCGGCCTTCTGTGCGTTTATTTCGGGTTTTAATTCGGCTTTCGGGGCAATCTTGATTGTCTCCGCCGTACCTTTTCTCGCCATAAAGCCTCCCAGTTTACGCGAAATTGATACACTTGATACAGTTGTGTAATTTTAATATAATCAAAACTGCAAAAAAAAGCAATAGATAAAAACGAAAAAAGACGGATTTCAACCTTTACGTTAAAAACTTTTTACACACTTTTTGCATTTTACCTATTGCATAATATACACAAATTATGTATATTATAGACATAAAGAACAACAAAGCGAGGACATCATGAAAATCACAAACAAAATCCAAGACATAATCGACGAAATCAAGTGGGAAATGAGGGAAGAGCGCTCCTATGCAAACATTTTCCTTTCAAATATCAATGACAACGCAAGCGATTACGCTCTTGAAAATTCCAAGAGACTGATGCGCGAAAAGATCCAATACATCGCCGGTCTTGCGGATGCACTCCGTTTTCTTGGCTTTACGGTCACGTTCGACATTGCAACCGACAGTAAGCACGAGAACGTCCATTTCTACAATGACGTGGCGATTAAGTACGCCTAACACCCCCAGGCGCACGGGCAACGCCAAAACCCGCAAAACTTTTAACAACGAGGACAACATGCAGGTCAAGTTCATTCAATTCCACACAACGGCGTGCGACGAATTTTTCGCTTACACCAAGAACGGCGCGCCAATGCAAAAATATTTCAAAACCGAAAAGAAAGCCCTGGCATGGGCCGCAAAGAACGGCCTTGAAGTGCTTTCTGTCGAATACATCTAACAGCGAGGACACAATGGAAACCATCAAATTACACAATCTTGAACCATCCAGCATTTTTTGGGAAGTCCGCTTCTTCATGACGGAAAAAGACGTTGTGAATCTGCAAAGAATCATTACATCGTGGTTCGACCTTACCAGAACAGACCTGGGAAGAAAAGCAATGGAAATAGACTGCCAAGAACTTTTCCACGAAGACTTGATTTTTTCAAAGTACCTAAGAAAGATTTTGTCTGAAGCACTTACAGCAATTCAGAAAAACAAGAAAAACATGAACAAAGAACAATTTATGCGATTTGAAAGCAAAAGAAAACGTTTCGAATACGAAGAAAACGAAATGATCAAAGCAATTGAAGAAAACTTTTTTATTTCAACATCTGACGAAGAAAATGGAGTCGAGAATGCCTAAAGAACGCATCAACATGTATCTGGACCGTTCGCGCCTGGAGCTGGCACAGAAGAAGGCGCTGGAGCGCGGCGTGCCGATTAGCACCGCCGGGAACATCTCGGAGCTGGTGAGACTCGCCATAGAAGAATACATCAAGGGAAAGTGAGACGGTGCCGCAAGGCTCCGTTTTTTTTGATTATACGGCGTTCGGGACACATCCCGCCGTTGGCTCCAGTCATGGAACGTTCGCCACGCTTTCGCGTCGCCGTATGTCTAAAAAATCCCGATTTTTAGACACGTTTTTGCAAGAATCCTACAGAATCGGTGTGTAAGACCCCCTCGGACTCGTCTCGCGCGCACGCGCGTAGAGTTGAGTAGAGGGATATTTACATATATACGATGATGGTTAAAGGGAGATAAATAGTTATTGATTCCTGCTTACTGCTTACTACTTACTGAAAGTAAGAGTTGCTGCAAAGTAGGTAGCGACTTGCTAGCGACTTGCTAGCGACTTGCTAGAGTTTCCCCTGCACGCATCCATAATCTTCTGCAATCCGTCTTCAACCTCATTTTTACCTACTTATCGTAAAATCTAAATAATACCAAACTTTTTTTAAAGTTTTTTCAAAAAAAGTCTTGACAATTTGAGAAACACAAAGTATATTTTAAGTGTTGCAAAAATAAAATTGAGAACAGTTGATGTTTTCAATCCAACGATATAAGGAAAAACGCAATGGCAGAGTATAAACAAGTGAGCATAACGCCTCAAACCGCCGAAAAAATCGACGAGTTGAAGACCAAGTTTGCCGAAAAAGGAACCCCTATTCAGCCTCCTGCAATTATCGGGATGGCTATCAACAAGATGTCCGAGGATATGAAGTAATGTCTGGTATTTGGTGGACTAAAATGGAGCACAAGGAAGATTTCTGCGAGCACTTTTGCGAAATGACTGATAAGGAGATTGTCGCCGATATTCGCAAGTCCATCAATTCCTTCTTAAAACAACGCGCCGACGGAGCTGATTTCGGCGCCAAAATGGTCAAGAAGGCCTTAGACAGGATTACTTCCAAGCATGACAGCGCTGTTGCTAATGGCTCTTTAGGCGGCCAGGCGACCGCAGCCAACAAGAAGAAATCACCGCAGGATGCCCCGAACGGTAACGCCGGGGTGGATATGTCTGACGCCGGCAACGGCGCCGCCTCGAAATCGCCAACATCCTGCGACACATTTACGGCAGACGGGGACACCCGCGAGGACTCCCTGAACGTGACCGACGGCAGCAATGCCGCGCTACTGGAATCTGGTGCGTCTGCCAACCACTACGGAGACGCCCCTCGCCGCGAGGCAGGGGAGGCTTTCACTAGCCGCGAAAGCGGTGCGTTCGCGCCCACCACCGTCTCCAGTAATATGCGGCGGGTGCCGCAGAACGAAGCCCCAGCGCACGGATTCAGCGGTGGGCGTACCGCGCAGGGTACTATGTCCCGCTCCCCGGAGGCGGCTGCGCAATCCGGGAAAGCTTACGACCAAGAAACCGCGAAGACCAGGGACACCCGCGATGACTCCCGCGGCCGCTATGCACCGCCGTCGTGCAGTCCCGAAGACGGCAACCCGGCGGAGACAGCCCCGAGCCACGGCGGATCCATGGCAAGTCTTGAGGCTCGGCAAGGCCTGGCTCTGGAAAGCCAAGGGCGTGCGGGGGCGGACTCCGTAAGAGGGACTCCATCGCATAGGGCCACCGCACGTCCACGGGCCAAGAACTCAAGATGCCCTAACAGCCGCGAGGAATTCCATGCCTTCGTCGCCGACAACAACCTGCACGAGGGTCTCGCAGAGGAATGGTACGCCATGCACGAGGCTCGCGGGTGGGTTGACAGGGACGGGAAGCCCATCAAGGACTGGCGTGGCGCCCTCTACAACTACTGCACCAAGACTGAACAGAAAAGGAGAACGGCATGAACTGGGAGTCGCTCATAGCCCAAAGGATGCGCCCCGCCGAGAACGTCGTCGCCGTGACATACAAGCAGGCGATACGCAAGGCGAAGGACAGGCGATACTACCAGGCGCACAAGGACGACCCCGAATTCAAGCGCAAGAAAAGCGAACGAATGAAACGTGTAAGGAACACAGACGAGTACCGCGAAAGGCACAGGCTAGAAATGAGGCGCCGCCGCGCCGAGAAGAAACAGGAGAAAACAGCATGAACTTCGACGAACTCAAGCGCGCAATCAACATCCGCGAGACCATCAAGCTCTACTTCGTTACCATCGGGCGCTACTCGGACTTCATCCGCTCATACGCACGCAACAAGGACGGCTCCTGGGTCAACCCCTCGCTCCACGACTCCACCGCCGCACAGCACGAACCGCTCATCGTGCAGTGCTGCGGAAACTGGTGGGGCTACAACCCGAACAACCCCGCGCACCCCATGCGCAAGTATTTCAACGAGCATTTCAGGAAGGAGGCCTAGAATGGCACAGAATTTCACCAGGAACGCCGCACCCGACGGCATCCACGAAAACATCGAGTTCAACGAGTACAAGGATCCCGCGTACTGGCTCAAGCGCCGCGCACGCCGCGCCCTCATCGAGAACCTGGCCCCGTTCGGCATCGTCGTCGGGACGCTCGTGGCCTTCCTCATCCTCGGCTACATCGAGGTGAGCCTGTGAGCCGACCGCATCCCGATTACTGCGAGTACGCCACGTGCACCGTATGCGGGCTGCACAAGTACTGCAGGCAGGTCAACCGCTACTTCATCTGCTATTCATGCGACAACGGAAACTTCGCAGGACTAAAGAAAATCAACACCAAGACCAAGGACAAGCAACTATGACAACGCTGAACGACATCTACATCCTCCAGCGCGTTGCCGAGAAGGCCGCGGAAAAATACAACCGCCGCTGCCGCCGCCTGGTAGCCCTCTACCGAGCAGGCCGCAAGGTGGACGCGCGACACTGGGACTACACCGACTGCATGCGACTCCAGATGGAATCGACCGCGAATGACCTGGAGACGGTCATCGAGACGCAGGCGCAGATCGCCGCAACCGAACTTGTCAACAACTGACACAAATTATCAACAATCAACGGAGAAACAAAAATGGAAAAACAGAACAACGCGGTGGTAGCCACCGAACAGAACAAGGTCACGAAGCAGCTCTGCCTTGAATACATCAAGTCGCAGAATACCGACCTCACGGAAGGCGAATTCGCCCAATACGCGGCGGTCGCGACAACGCTCAACCTCAACCCCTTCCTCCGGGAAATCTACCCGATCAAGTACAACGGCAAGATGACGCTCGTCACCGGTTACCAGGTGTACATCCGCCGCGCCGAGGAGTTCCCGCAGTACGACGGTTTCGACACCCAGTTCGAAGGTGCAGGCAAGGATTTCTGCTGCATCTGCAACGTGTACCGCAAGGACCGCACCCGCCCCGTTACCGCACGCGTCTACTTCGCCGAATACACGCAGAACAATTCCATGTGGAACGGCAAGCCCCACGTGATGCTCGAAAAGGTCGCAATCGGTACCGCCTTCCGCCGTGCATTCCCCACGGAATTAGGCGGCATGCCGTACACCTCCGAGGAAATCCGCGCAGAGGACGAGCTCAAGGCGCAGGGATATACCGAAGTACGTCCGCAGACCGAACCGCCCAAGGAACAGCCGAAGACGGCTGCGAAGACGGCCGCGAAGACCCAGGACGAGAAGGACGCCAACTGGCTCGCCATGTGCGACGAGCTGCGCAACCGCAACCCGGAAATCTTCGACCGATACATGATGCAGCACAATATTCCGGAACTTGCAGAAATCCACAACAGCAAGGAAAGACAGAAACTCTACACCGACATCAAGGCGACTATCGATTTCGCCGAAAAGGAGACCGACAATGGCTAAGATTCCCTCCCTCGGAAAACCGCACAACATCCGCGTAAACGACGCGGTCTATTTCCTCGTGCAGAAGAGGATCATCGAGGCTCGCGAGAACGGCTCCGTAATGACGCCCGTCGAAATCGTATCCAACCTCATTCTCAACACTCAAAGGATTTAACCATGGCTACAAAAGAAGTAA